TAACCACCACCAGGTGCATTCCATATTTGCCCTGTCTTGGAGTTGTAATACGGAACCAAAGCCGATGTAGAAGGTCCTGTTGGGGCGGTAAACCCATAAGGATTTGGATTTTGTGTTTTATTTCCAAGACTATCAAAATATGTAGTCGTACCAACGCCGCCAGGACCACCTGGACTTGCTATGCCAATTATTTGTTGGTCTGGAAATAAAGCCATTATCTTTTCCCTTTAGGCATAAATTTATCAGGATTAATCTGTTTACCTTGGCGAGTATTCCCTGTTCTTGCTTTACGAACCCTAGCCATCATGTCATATAAAACCTTTGCACCAGCTTCGGACGAGCCATTGCCTAGGTGTGAAACCACGTCAGCAGGTATTACAAATTCTTCATTGGCTAAACGAGCAGGTTGCCTTCCAGCAATGGTTGCTGGGATGTCATCCGACATACCGTCACCAAGACCTTTAAGCATTCTGCCGCCATCAGAGTAATGCCCTAGGCTAGAAAGACCGCCTTGGGCATACATATAAACAGATGACGATGGGTCTTGTGGCTGTTTAAACGTTAAGTTTGGAACGGTAGGTGCAACATATTGAGGAATACTCATTAGACCACCTTCGGCGGCATAATATTCAGGGTTTACAAAGCGTTGACCATACGCCACGGCATTAACTGGAGCCATATATTCTCCAGTTCTCCAATCAAATCCATATCGGTTTACACCGCCACCAGATTCTTGTGTAGGCTGATTCATTGCATCAAGACCAGCAATAAGACCAGCACCGCCAGCCGCCAAAGCACCATAGGGAAAACCACGGGTTGAACCGCCACGGGTTGGTTTTTTATTAGAACTTGAAAAACCGCCCAATAAAGAATTAGCCAAATTACCTAAATTAATAGAAGACTCTTCAGGAGTTTCTTCTAAAGGTTCTCTTGGAAACTCTTCTAAAGGCTCTTCTGACTCAGTTTCAATAGTGGTTACAGAACCATCAATATTAAAGATACGTTGAGTACCATCAAACTCAATTACGGTTGTAGAGCCATCAGGATTATTAATAATCTTTTCTGGGTAGTCGCCTTCCATTTCACCACCGCCTAGCAAGGAACTAACATCTAAAGCGGTTGTATCAGGAACATACGGTGTAGTTGGAGCGTTTTCTACAACCTCCATTTGAGATTCAAAAGAACCCGATGGAGCATCTGAAGAGGCAACCAATTCACCTGATGGCGTAATATAGGCTGTTTTTCCTAAAGCGTCTGTACCCCGCATCAAACCAAAGTCTTCTGCATTGCCAAGTAATTGTCCTGAAACATCGTAAGCGTTACCGTATTCATCAATCTTAGAAACGTCTTTTGCTTGGGTTTCGGGGTATAAGGCTTCAATTAATGCTTGTAAATTAGCTTCTTCTTCAGGTGTACCCTGTTGCTTAACAGGTAGACCTGTTTCTGGGTCATAAACGGTAACCTTGCCACGCATTTGTTGAATAACTTCTTCGGTCGGAGTCAATGCTGCATCTGTAGCGGTTGCTCCTGAAGCTAATAAAGGTTGACCAGAAACGGATTCAGTCGAGGTTGGTAGATTTTCTGCAATTTCTACGGGAGACTCTAAAGACTTTAGACTCTTAATTCCTTCTTTAGCACCAACATCTATTAGCCCTGAGGCTAATGCTGACCCAGCCCCAGTTTCAAAATCTCTACCTCTTAAGGCTGCGGTTGTGCCGCCGCCAATGGTTTGACCAATTAAACGGTCTGCAATCGAACTTCCTGTATCGGCTTCAGAACCAGCAATTCCGCCTACTGTAGAACCAATACCAGTCGTTAAACCACGGGTTAGAGCGTCCCCGATGTCCTGTCCTTGAGCCAAACCAGTTGCAGTTCCAAGAGCAGTCTGAGTAATTCCACGAGTAGCAATCTGCGGTAATGCTTCGATGCCAGTTGCTTGAGCGGCTTCCCCTAAAAAATCACCAACCACGCTACCAGCAATTTCACCACCAATAAATTCCCCTAATTCAGGGGCAAAGTAAGAAGTCGCACCCGCAATTAATGCGTCTTCAATATCTCCGCCGTTCGCCACCACAACCCCAGCGGATACAACAGGTAATAGATACGGGGCATAGATAGCCGTACCAACCTTGGCAATCGTGCCTAATGGGTCTTCTACCGCTCCTTGAACGACTCCTTCAGCTACATCGCCAACAGCTTCAACTACGTCTCCAGCCGCTTGAACAACAGTTTCACCAACGTCACCAACAAACTCGACAACGTCACCAACTGCATTACCAATGGCTTCGACTACGGCACTCATTTAACTTGTCCTTCCCGCTTTGGTCCTAATACGGTCGTAACCCGATATTCTTTGACTCCATTCTTTTCTACGTTCTGAACCGCATAACCCATGGTTGGTTTCCCATCTTTATCAGGGTTAATACGGGCACGATTTTTACGCATAAATGGGAATATTTTTAAAAGAATAGGGTCTTCAAACTGGGTAACCATGACATCAAAGCCAGCCAAATACATGGCTTTGGCATATTGAACGCCGTTTTCTAAAAAGTTATTTGGGGTGTCCGCATTTAAAGCCCTATATAGAGCGGTGCGGTTTTTACCCTTATGCACGATATATAAAGTATTTCCTTCTCGCATAAGGATAGTATCGGGTTCTCTAGACTCAGCAATAAGTCCAGCAAGGATTTGGTCAGGGGAATACTTCTTTGATTTTATTTGACGACTAGCCTCCAAGATAATCTCTTGGGGGTCTAGCATCTTTTTAGAACTATCCACTAACATTGTGTATCCTTAAAAACTGCCGCTGAATACACATTTCCCATACCAGCGGCAAGACTTAAAATTAAACCGCCCTTTTCTGCTGGAGCTGGCTTACTTAAGAAAACCTTATCTTCGCTTGTACGGTTTGGAATTGATGGAATAAAACCGTTTTTGAGATTATCCAACAATAATATGGTTTCTAGCAATCCACTAGCACCCATAGTATGCCCTATTCTCTGTTTAAACGATGTTGCCACAAAATCTTTCAAAATGCTAGTGATGGCTGCTTTTTCTGCAACGTTATTTGATTTTGTACCAGTGCCATGAGTTTTAACTGTACGTATTTTAAACGGTTGAATTTGTCCTAGGTGTAAGACCGCCTCAATCACATCTTTAAAACCCTGTCCGTCATCCCTTTGCCCAATGGAGTTTCCACAGTTTTCTCCACATGTATAGGCAGAAATTAACTGAGCTTTGGGAGTAAAGCCAGTCTTTTTCATACTGGCTTCGGTTTCAAAGACAGCAAAGGCGGCTCCCTGACCAATATGAAAGCCATAGTTGTGGTCATCAAAAGCACTAGGTAGGATTCCTGTTTCTTCGTCCTTAGCCGTTAAAACGGCTTTAGAATCGCCAAAGAACTTTAGAACGGTGTTAGTCACTGAGTCTTCCAAAGTCAGCACTATGACCCTCTCAAAGCCGTAGAAACGGATTAATGTCTGAACATCCATCATGACTTTAAGACTGGATGCACAGGCGGTAGAATCCGTAACGATATGGTCATAGGCTCCACAGGCTTGAGCCGTCCGTCCAGCATAGACCTGAGTTAAAGCCAAGGGCATGAACTTATAGTTATAAGACAGATGCGTTTCTTTTTCTTTGGGTTCAATTCCCGCAAAATGAGCATTGCCCGCAGCAAGGATAAAGGCAGTCTTTATAGGGTTTTCCCTTAGAGTCTTCATAAGGTCAGCATCCAAGACTTTTTCAGCAATCTTGTGTGGAACGTAAGACATGCCTGATTTAACCCCTCGATAGGTATCAGGAAACCAATGAACCTGTTGGGGATAGCAAATACCGTCCATCATGGACAGTTCTTCGGTGGAAGCAGTTCTGGTTTCGGTTAGGTATATCACCACTCAACCCCATCCACCGCTTCTTTGACTGAGGTTGGTGTCTTAGTCTTGTGTTTTTCCAAAAACTCCATCATTTCACGGGGAGTCTTGGGCAACATGGTTTTCCCTGTTTCGTCATCAATTCCATAGATGTCGCACATGAAAATACCCATCATGAGACCGTCCATACTGTCTAGCCCAGTCTCTGGGAAGGGCGTATCAAGGTCGGTTACGTCCTTGTAGTCTTGATATGCGGGACGAACCTTACGAGCAACCGCATTAAATAGTTCTAAAAAATCCATTTTTTCTCCTATGTTTGTGTTGGTTCACAATTAACCTACTCTCCAATTAGTTCCGTCTGAATAAACAGGAACCTTATTTGCCCCTCCCGATGCTACCGCTGTACCGAATGTTGTTACAGAAGAATCCGTTACAAACGCTCTAGCGCCAACTCCAGAATCCACTGCACTCGGTAAATTGTTTACCGTAAAAACTAAATTAATTGGCAATTGACTTGTAATAACCTCGCCAAGCTGATTGAAATACAGCCTAAGAACGTTCGTAAGTTGATTTAAGTATAGTTTATCAAACTGGTCTTTTGGACGAGGTAAGTTGGGTGTTGCTGGTACGTTAGTGGTCACGTGTTTCCTCTCCTGCCATCAGGACGAATATCAATACGAGGAGCACCCAACTGCCACTGCAAACCTAGTTGATTACCTTCTACTTTAAAGACTAGCTGACGACCCCGAACACGAACATAGACCTGCCCTGTAAATTGCTCTACTGGTACGGTTGTGCTTCTGACAACGACTGCGTCATCATCACCGCCCACCGATGCTGGACTGTTGTAACCTGAGCCTGAGTTTTGCAAAGGCAATAAGGTCATGGTCACTTGCGGGGAATTAGCGGTAGATTGACGGAACGTAATGTCAGGCAAAATCCTCCAAATAAACCCAAAGTTATGCCCATCATCAATGTCAAATTCTGAAGACTGAATATACGAATTAAACGGAACGGCAGGTAGAGTTGTGCCATCGTCTACGCCATTTTCTTGATAAACCAAATTATTGGCATAGGTTGCCGCTACGGGGTAACTACGCAAATCAGTATCTAACCATGCTGAACGACCTAAATTACCATAGAACCAAATATTTTCAAGGTAGTTATAGACTACATATCTATCAATTTCGGTTTCACCATTGGAACAATAGAACCACCAAATTTCATTAAACCCTTCATTGGTTCCAGCAAAAACTTGAAAATTTTGACCTAAACTAATGTCACTAAAAATGTACTGTCGTAGGTCGCAAGATAGCGTACTTATCGAGCCGTCATATTTATAAAACTTATCTCTACCCATCCAGTAAAGGACTCCAGATGCTAGGGCTACGGCATTTGGTCCTATGATAGAAATGTTATCGCCCAATAGTTGAGCACCCCAAACGGCTGGAGGTCCAAGATACTGTAGGGAATAAACGGAAGAATCTGTAAATACTACAAATTCTTGACGAACCTGCCATGCAGAATAGATTTCTGAGCCATGAGAAAGACGCAAAGAACCAGCTTGATTTGTTGCTGCTGGAGTCCAATTTGTAACAGATTCTTGGTCAGACCACCTAATTAACATAGGGTCTAGGGTTGACGAGCCGTAATCATTACAACCAAAAGCAAATACAAAACGAGATACATCCGATATGCTTGTATAAAGGACTACCGTTGGACAGTCTGAAGACCCCACTAATGTTGTAGCGTTTACACCACGAACACTAAGACCTAAAGTTGCATCCCAGTAATAAAGACCGCCATTTCTTGGAGCAAATACAAGGTCTTCACCAAAGTTCATCTGAGACCAAATCCGTAATGTAGAAGTAGAAGGTATACCTACGCCCCAAGGACCTCCACCCCAAGGACCGCCACCCCATCCAAAGAGAGGAACTTGAATTTCTGGACCTGTATTAATTTGATACTGAACAAAAGTTGTACTGGTAGACGTTCCAGAGGCTGACGCAGTGGTAGATGCTTGGATGGTGTACGTGTTTGGGTCAAGTACAGTGATTTGATATTCGCCAAAAATAGTTACACCATTAAACGTAAAAGTAGGGCTAAACTTTACAAAGTTTCCTGTAATGCCGCCATGAGACGAAGCTGCAATGCTAACGGTCGCAGAGCCATTTACAGTCGTATATGCGTTTGTTAGCTCAACCCAATACTTAATGTAGTTAAAGGTG